TTGATTGACGTGTTCCTGGGCTTGGGCCTGGGCCTCCTGAACCACTCGCTGGTGCATTATTTCCGCTTGTTTGACGGTGTCATTCCTTTGCCTGGTGGCCTCGGTAATTAACTTGTCAGCCTGCTGTTTGGAAATGGTCCCGGCTTCGTCCCTTTGGCGAATGATTTCCTTGATCACCTGATCATACTGCTCATTGGCCGCTTTAATGGCCCCGTCCCTTTGCTCAATGCTGTTTTTAACCACTTCGGCGGCCTGCAGGGCCGTTAACTCTGTGGCCTGGGCTTTCATGCGTTCCATAATGGCTTTGGCTTCGATTTCGTTTTCGGATAACACCTGGATGCCGGTGTCCACCATCTGCCTTTGGATGGCATTGATTTCTTCCTGCTCGGCTCTGGTGAGTGATCTTTTCTCTGTACTGGCAGTATCCAATATTTCTTTTATCCTGGCTTCACTTTCGGCTACGGCTAGTTTTCTGTTTTCATAGCCCTGCTGCATATTGTTTAATATTTCATCCTGCTCGGCTTTAGACAAAGCGGTGCTGCTGGTGACAAAGTTTTGGATTTTCGCCAGTGACTGTTCATGGTGATTATCCAGCCCAGCCTGCACCTGGCTAGCCATCTGTGAGAAGTTCCCGGCAATGTTGTCCGCCATCTCCCTGGTAACTTCCTGACCACTCCAGGATAACTGGTTTAAAGCCAGGGTTGCTTGGTCGTTAAGCGCTAAAAAACCACCCACGGCTTTCTGGGTGGATTCAGAAACTTCATCGCCAAAGAGTTCAATGGCCGGGATGCTTTCCTGGCTTAGGTGTTCGTATAAAGCTACGCCAGCTGCAGTAACTCCGGCAAGGGCGGCGACGGCAATCCCCACCGGGCCTGTTAAAACCGTAAAGGCGGTGGCTAAAGCACCAATGGCCGGTGTGGCGGCAGCAGCCCCGGTAGTAGCCACGGCAATGGCTCCGAATACGGTGGAGAATACGCCTGCGATGGAACCGATAACGCCAATCAGTTTGCCCCCGACAAGTAACACTGGGCCAATGGCAACGGCTAAAGCTGCCACTTTTACAATAGTCTCCTGGGTAGCAGGGCTGAGATTGGCAAACCAGTCTACCGCCTGTTGAAGCATCCCTACCAGCTGGTTAAGATGGGGGAGAAGAATTTGGAAAAGATTAATGGCTAAACCCTCTAACCCGGATTTTAAGACGGTAATACTGCCTTGGAGGTTATCCTCCATCACTTCCGCCATTTCTTTGGCTACACCGGTATAGTTCCTGGTAGCGTCCGTTAGCTTGGCATAATCTTCCTCGCTGGCGTTAATGATGGCCAGCATGCCACTCATGGCCTCTTTACCAAAGATCATGGCAGCGTACTGAGCTTGCTGCTCTTCGGTCAAGTCAGCAAACTTAACCCTTAATTCATCCATCACTTCCTTAAAAGACAGCATTTGCCCATCGGCATCAGTGATGGAGATCCCCAGTTGGTCCATGGCCGTGGCCGCCGTTTTGGAAGGGTTGGCTAAGTTGGTAATGGCACTTCTTAGGGAAGTACCTGCCTGAGATGATTTTATTCCCGCATTGGCCATAAGCCCCAATGCCAAGGCTGCATCTTCCGCACTGTAGCATAAAGCACCAAAGAGGGGAGCCACATATTTAAAAGACTCCCCCAGCATGGCCACGTTGGTGTTACTATTAGAACTTGCACTGGCTAGTAAATCAGCAAACTCTCCAGCCTGTTTAGCTTCCATGCCAAAGGCAGTAAGAGCATCGGTGACGATATCAGATACCATCCCCAGATCTTCACCACTGGCAGCAGCCAGCATCATAATGCCGTCTAAGCCTTCTAGCATCTGGTTGGTATCCCATCCGGCCATTGCCATATACTTAAGTCCTTCACTGGCTTCAGAGGCACTAAACTTGGTGGTGGTTCCCATCTCTTTGGCCTTTTCCTGCAGTTTTGCAAAGTCCTCACCGGTAGCTCCACTAATGGCCTTAACCTCACTCATCCCAGCTTCAAAATCAGAACCGGCTTTTGTGGCAGCCGCCCCCAGGCCCATTAATGGAGCTGTTACTTTCATGCTGAGGTTTTTACCTACCGCCTCCATCTTCTGGCCTACATTCTGCAGGGATTGCCCCAAAGGCTCCAGGCTCTTAGAAAGCTTACCCCAGCCGGAGGATTGTACTTCGATTTCATGATTTAAGGTCTTCAGGTTATTCTCCATATTAACCAGTTGGGTTTTGGCTTGATTCAGTTTTATCTCTAAATCCTGAGTAGCCTTGGCATCCTGGCCTTTAGTCTCCACGGATTTTTGATGAGCAGCTTCCAATGCCTGTACTTTTTGCCGTTGGATTTCCGTCTGCTTAGTTAAGCTGTCTGATTTTAATTTCAGGCTGTCCAGTTCTTTACCGTGTTTGCCCATCTCGGCACTGGCTAGCTTAAACTCCGATTGTACTTTTCTCATTTCCTGGTTAAGCTTGCCGATACCATTTTGAAAGCCGCTGCTATCCAGGCCAATCTTCACACTTAACTGCCCGATTTCTTTAGCCATCTATCTCACCACCTTTTGGGCATAAAAATAACGCCGTCAATAGGCGCTACAATATACTGTCGATATATACTTTTTCAGTTCCTCGTTTTCGGTTAAGCAACTTCAAGTAATAAATGATGTCCATGGAATCAATGTCGCCCATGGTCCAGCCCTGTTCTAATAGGGCCAGATATAACTGGTCGATAAAGTCCTGGGGCTCCATGGCGTTCCCCTCTAACCGTTTCCCTCATTTGCCGTTGCATCTCCTACCGCTCCTACTACTTCGTTGATACATCTGGTGATGGTGGGGATTAAATCCTTGGAAGCCAGGCCATCATAGAGTTCATCACGGGCAAACTGGCCGCCAAATAGTTCCACAATGTAGTCCATCAGTTTATCTAGTTCACCGGGGGAAATATTGTCGAAGTTTATCTCTTGGGACACGGCAATAGTTGTTCTCACCATCCGGGCGCTGATAAAGCCAGCTGTGTAGGTTTTATCTTTGCCGCCAATTTTTAATGTAATTTCCATGGCTGCATTCCTCCTTTACTCAAGAATCTCGGTAGCTTCAAAGGCAGATACCGCCTCTGCTAAAGTAGTCAGTGCGCCGTCCACTTCTTCCTGGCTGGCATCCTCATCATCCACCACGGCTTGAGCGGCATTGATAGCGTCGCTGAAGGTGTCGTAGGCTTCCTGGGGGTATTCTCCGATGCCAGTACCTACATTTGCATCAGCTAATAAATCTCCGGCTTCATCAATAGCGGTAATGAGGGCAGACTTATCAATCACTACTGGACTGGTATCACCCGGTACCCTACTGAACCAACTATCTGCTCCATTAAAACCCTGCCCATCCTCATCTGCTGTGTGCTTCCACTCACCGTCATGGACTCTGGCCATAAAGGTGAATTTCACTTTGGGGGTTTTATGTTCTACGCTGTCTTTTTTAGTGGAGAAGTCCTCCGCCATGGGCTGGGCTACTCCTTTTAAGAGCCACACATAGCGGTACTTGCCATTAGACTTAAGGCTCTTAAAGCCTAAAGCGACATGCGGCGGAACATCGGTAGCCTTTTCAATGAGCACTCCTTCTTTTAGTTCATTACCTAGGATTTTAGCTCGGATGCTTAAGGGTAAGTCTGCTGTTTCCACTTCCACATCCACCTTACCTAAAGCAGATATTGACTCCCACAGCTGGTCATCTGCATAAAGCTCCTGGGTATTTACCGCCGGGTTGATAGTGGCGTTAATAGCTCCCACCATCTCTTCCGGAGTTTCATAGGTTAACTCATCTTTAGTATCTACGGTAAGAATAGCAAAGTGTAAATCATTTAATCCTACTTGTGCCATTTACATAACCTCCTTAAAAAATCGCATCACTTTGTGATAGGTTTTTACATCATCTTCATAAAGGTCATAAAAGTTCTGTTTGCTAAAACCGGCTGTTAGCATTTTTTGGTGGATGGCTTTAACCAGGTCTGTGTAATCGGTTTTGCTCCACACATCAATTTGCACATAGTGGCCGGTAATAATTTCCCCATCATCGGCATGTTGCTCCGGTTTATCCAGGTAGGTGAAAAAGGTGATATAGGTGTTGGCTTTGCCTGTGTAGTTTTGGAAAGATACTGGTACACCAATATCCCCCAAGGCTTGCAGCACTTCCTGATTGATGCTCATAGGCCCAGCCCCCTTCGCAGTTCTTCCTTGATGGTTGCTGTGGCCTGCTCTTTACCGTTTTCATAGCCTGGTGCCATGAAAGGCTTAGCCCTCATTTTGACCGTGCCGAATTCCAAAAACTTACCGTACCAACCATCTTTACTGGGTCCTATCGCCACATACTTTACTCCGTCTTGGGTTCTTACACCTGAAACGGTGATGCTGTTTTTAAGTTTGCCGGTTCGCACTGAAGTTACATTTTGGATGGCCTCTTGCATTACAGCACCGGCTTCTTTTAAGGCTTTGTTTTCTATTTTCTTGCCCTCGCTGCCCAGCCTTTGCACGGCATTGATGAGATCTTCCAGACCATCTAGCTCTACCCTAGCCATTACTCCCCACCTCCAATGCCTTGATTTCAATGAAACGGTTCTGGTATTTGATGTTGTCGATGGCGGTAATGTTGTAGGTTTTATCCTGGAAGCAAATCCGCATGGTGGTGTCCAGGTTAGGTAAATACCTAATGGTAAACTTTACCGTATTCTCCGCCTGGACAGCGGCAGCGGCAAAGTATTCCCGGCCATGCAGGTTGCTCACTGCCGCCCATACGGTCTTGAAATCCTCCCAGGTTTCTACCTCAAAGCCGTTTTCGTTGATGGTGGTGGTGTGTTTTTGGAAAGTTATCCGGTGTCTTAAATCCCCAATCTGCATCCACATCACCAGCTTTCCCGGCGGTAGGCAAAAAGGAGTCTTTTTAACACATCCAGGGTTTCCTTGATGTCGGCTCCTTCTCGTTTTTCGTACATGGCCGCCACGGCATAAAGGATGGCTTGCTTCACTGTTTCCGGCAGTTCCTCAAATTCGCTTAATGGGTAGCGTAATATCCCTTCACACAGTTCCTGAGCGGTATTTAAAAAAGAAGCAATGAGGGCGTCTTCCTCATTACTGTCAATACGCAGGTATAGTTTTACTTCATCCAAGGACAGCACACCCTCACCTCCCACTGTTTACTCGGTGATTACGGCAGCTTCAAAGGCTGCTACCGCTGCCGCTAAAGTGGTTACTGCATCATCTACATCGTTTTGAGTAGCCTCGGCATCATCTACCACGGCTTGGGCTGCACCAATGGCAGTTTCAAAAGTAGTAATCGCTTCTTGCGGATACTGACCAGGCTCCGTGCCCGCTTCTGCAGCAGCCAAAAGGTCTTGGGCAGCAGCAATGGCGGCAATAAGGCCTGATTTATCCACCAGAATCTTTGCTGCTTG